GGGCGTGTATGCTGAGAAGTTCATCAGGTCAGTTCCGAATGGCCCTCTTGGCGATGCCATCTGGTCCAGGGGAGACACGCCTGGTGAGTGGTTCCGCGCTCAGTATCGCGTCAGCGATGATGCGGCTGAGCAGTATGGGCACCCATACATCATCGCCTGGATGAGAAAGGGCGAGGGCAATTTTGGCGGCGCTGCGTTCCACTTCTTCCGCTGGCAGTGCTATTCCGAGGCAACAATTTGCCTTGGCGACACCGACAACCTTGACTACCCATTCGCCAAAAAGAGCCACATGGTCAGCACGGTGAATTGGGTGATCAGCATGCAGCTTGAGTGGTGTGGTCTCTATCACCACGCGCACGATTGCGGTGCTCCGCCAGATCAGGCGTCTGATGAGAAGATCAAGGCGCATCTGGCTGAAATCTTCACCGCCATATCCAAGAAGAAGCACTGATCGTGCCAAGGCGCGATCCGCCATCTTTCAACAGGTCGGCTGCTGAGCTTCTTTCCAGCCACCCTCAAGTTTCACTTGATGATTTGCTTCAAGCCAGAGATCAGCTATCACACCGCAAAGCGCCAATCTATGTGAAGCTTCTCGCTGACATCAACGCGAGGATCGTCAAAAAGCGCGCTCAACTCGCAAAGAGCAAAGCCCAAGCTGAAAAGATGCGCTCCACATGGAGCGCGAGAATTGACAGGAAGCGCGATATGATCGAGGCCAAATTCTCCAAGAATGTCCGAATTGCGCTGAACAAGTGCGGCGTTCCATCCATCAAGACAAATGACCGGGTAACGCGCGGGATACCGGACATTTACTTTCCGCCAGGCAGCTGGGTTGAAAGCAAAATCGTCCCCGGTTCACCCCGTCCATCCAACTCTCCGATCAAGTATTTCTCGTCAAATCAGCGTTCATTCCTCAATCGGCACACTGCGCTTGGAGATAATTGCTTTGTTGCTTTCGGGTGGAGAATGAACCCGAACGAAACCATGTTCGTCTTTATGCCATGGGACAATTTCCAGTCAATTCGCTTCTGGGATACGGGCATTGCGCTCCACTTTGGCCGATTGATGCGCTTCGGCAGATGGGAAGATTGCGGAATTGACCGCTTCTTCACTGGTCCTAAGCTTGACCTCGGCAAATTCTTCAATCCGGCGTGGGACAGATGGATTGCTGAGAACCCGCGAAGTGTCCAGGAGGGCAGGACGTTCACAACGCTGGACGATCTGATCAAGCAGCACGGTAGGGAGGATGGTGATGAGTTTGTAGATGACTCAGGGGATGCTGTAGAGCATATCCCGCAAGATGGCAGGAAATACGTCACAGTTGATGCTGTGATCGAACAGAAGCGAAGGGAAGGGTGATGATTGTTAATCTGGAGAGAGTCCAAGAAAGGCTCAAGAGTATAGTGGCAACGATGAACAGAGGGCACGATGTTAGTGGCTTTCTGGCTCAGCTTCAAAAGGATATTGATGAAGCTCTCCACACTCCATCACACAAGCACTCCTACTGGCATTTGACCAAGCCAGTTATTGCTGTGGACTTTGATGGTGTGATCCACAGTTACAAGCGTCCCTGGATTGATGCTTGGACAATTCCTGATGACCCGCTCCCTGGCGCCTTTACGTGGCTTGCCAACCTGACGCTGAAGTTCAGCGTGATGATCTACTCCGCGCGCTGCAATGACGAGAAGGGCATTGCTGCGATGAAGGAGTGGTTCGTCAAGCATGGGATGAGCCGCGAGTTTCTGGATGCATTCATCTTTGAACCGGGCAAGCCGAGTGCCTTCCTGTTCATTGATGACCGGGCGATGAACTTCAATGGCAGCTATGGCCATCTTTCCGTGGCTGAACTGCGCAGGTTCAGACCGTGGTATTATGATCATGAAGAGTGGAAGCGATAAGGAGGCGATGCGATGGACGACAAGTATCCACGGCAGGCAAGCCCGGAGGATCGGGCAGGCTCTGACACTCAGGTCACGCCGCAGAATGGGAGAGTCATCCCTCTTGCCGCCGCCACCAACCTGGCTGACCTCCACGAAAAAGTTGAGCGTGCGAAGCTTGGCCTGGTCATCATCGACCTGGCTGAGTTGACGGTGATTGCGACCAAGGCAATTATCGCGCTCCAGAAGCATCAGCGTCGTGACCAACTGGTCCAGTCAGTTCCCGTTCTGGAGAGAGTGACTGAACGGATCAAGGAATTGCTCAAGTAAAGCACTTTCCTTTCACCCGAGTTGCCCTATAGTAACGATAGCAGGCAACGAAGGGATGCTGCCATGAGCGATGACTTTGACCGCGAAGCCGTTATCCGCCGCGTGCGCGCGTTGATGGAGAAAACTGTAGCCAATGGCTGCAGTGAGGCTGAGGCCATGCTCGCCGCGCAGAAGCTCGGTGAGATCATGAACAAGTATCAGCTGTCGCTGACGGACATCAAGCTGAAGGAGGAAATCGTTGAGCAGCTGGATGTCCAAACGTCATCTTACGATGGCGGTCCAATGTTCAACGTCATCAGCGGCATCGCCTACTTCACTGACACCAAGGTGTGGCGCTCGCGCAGGCGCAACAAGACGGCGCTCTTCAAGTTCCTCGGCTTCAAGACGGATGTGATCGTCGCCAAATACATCTACGACATCTGCATGTATGCGCAGATATATGGCTGGGAGGATCACCGCAAGTCCGTCCCCAACTACACCCATCTGCCAAGCTCGCACAAGACGAGACTGAAGAATGGTTTCTTCATGGGCTTCGCCAGCAGCGTGGATGCCAAGCTGCGGAAGATGAAGGACGCGCAGCGCGCAGAGAATGTTGCCACCACTGGCCGCGATCTGGTCATCATCAAGAAGCCTGTGATTGATGCTGAATTCGACAAGCTTGGGATTGCTCTGAAAACAGCCGTCTCCAGGCAAGTGAGCATGGACTCCGGTGCCTGGTATGCTGGATACCGGAGCGGTGAGGCGGTGCAATTCAACCCCGGTGTTCACCAATCCACAAAAAAGAGCATTAGTTAACAGCTAATCCTCTTTACTGAACGAGGCAGAGCAAGTAGTCTGCCTTGGAGGGCGAGCAGAGGCGGCCCCAGACAGCCTCTCTGAAAGGGCACAATCACCGATGCCTCCATATCGGAAGCCGAGTGAGCTGGTGAAGCACTACCCCACCAAGTTCGACGCATGCCGGATCATCGTCACCGGCAAACCCTACCGCCACCAGACGGGAAGTGGACGCGCCGAGGCGCTGAAGCTGATCACCGAGGGCATGACGGTGGGCGATCTGACGCTGGCCGCTGTGGGCGTCGGCCACGATCCCAACTTCGTGGTCTCCAGCCTGCTGAAGCAGACCGGCGCCAAGGATGCCGCCTATCTGGTCGAGCCGCCTGAGGGCACAACGATGGCGGAGATCAAGGCAACCCGCCGCGCACGCGCTCTCACTCCTGAGCAGTTGGCCGCCAAGGAGGCCAAGGAGGCTGAGAAGCAGGAGAAGGCGGCTGCCAAGGCTGCCGCTGTGGAGGCTCGTGCCGCCGCCAAGGAAGCTGAGAAGGCTGAGAAGGCTGCGGCCAAGGCGGCAGCCAAGGCAGCTGCTGAAGCCGAAGCCGCCGCCAAGGCGGCTGCTGAGCGCGAGGCGAAGGCTGCTGAGGCCGGCAAGACCACCGAAGCGGCTGAAGCGCCCAAGAAGGGCAAGGGCAAGAAGTCCAAGCCCGAGGCTGAAGCCGCCACTGCCTGATCATCACCCTGTGGGCACGACAGGGTAGGGCGCCCGGAAGGGCGCCCTTTTTCACATCCTAGGCACGCCTACGGTGCTTGACCGCGAGCCTACCACTAGGAGGCTAGGGAGGGTAGCGCCCCGCCTCATGAACGTCCCGTCAAGCTCCTAATCGCTTTGACCTTCCCAAGAGGCACACTCCAGCGCGGGTTTTCCTCCTGGACAACAAGGTGCTGCGGGTTCACACAGTTCTGCCTCAGGCACGTTCTGGTCACAAAAAACTCTTGTGGAAAGTCCCAGAACATCGAGGCGATCCACCGCTGGGCGAGCATCTTCCCATTCTGCGGATGGTTCACCACAGGGTATCCGCCCATATCATGAGCGCCCGTCCATATCCAACATGGCAGGAAGCTGCCTCGCATGATGTGCTTCTCAGCATTCCTCAGCCAATCTTCTGGAATGTCCGCCAGGCGCGTGTTCATGTGCAACAGCGGCCTGCGCATGGTGATGGTGCCCATTTGCCCTCCTTTCCTCTATTATACCCCAAGCCCCGGTTTGCTGTCGAGAGACGAAGCTGACCCTTCAACGGGAAGCCTTTGCCCAATTACCGGGGAGGGGTAGAATAGCAAGAGTTGGAGGTTGCCATGAGCTTGGATTGGGACGACGTGAACATCTTCTTCACCCACCTCAACCCCACAATTGCCGCAGAATTTTGCTGCGACGCCCATGTGCGCAAGATGCTCGTTGAGAGCACCCAGATGCTCGCCAACGTCTATCACATGGAGGGCGCCACGGTGCCGCCTCCATCACGAGCCGATGGCGCACCCTACGCCAAGTCACACTGGAACCACCCTTGCGCGGTCTGGGTGCGTGAGGACTTCAAGCACTTCGATTGGCTTCGCGTTCACGCCTACGGGCTGCTGAACGAGTGGAAGCTCCGCTTCAAGACGCCGCACGCGTGTGAGGCGGCACTTAACTACATGACCTACAATCTGCCCACGCCGTGGCTGACGACCAACACTTTCCTCTGCCCGCCACTCGCGATGCCTGAGGAATTTCGCTCGCGCGTAGCCAGCCCCATCGGCAGCTACCGCAATTACATTCGCAGGGCAAAACAGCATCTGCACACGTGGACAGTCCGCCCACCGCCCACTTGGTTGATCACTGACTACAAGGCACTCAAGCGAGCAGCCGACACGCTGCTGGAGAAGTGCCACCTCATCTGCTCCGATGCTCACCTGTTCCGCGATGAGCTTGGCTGCGCGCCAGACCTCACGACTGACGATGAATGGGAAGAGCTTGTTGATCGCGCGAACAAGATCGCCAATGGACAGATTGACGAGGGCGATGATGACGACATCCCCACTCAGCTGTTCAACAAGTGCCACCTCAAATTCCTCGGCGCTGACCGCTACCGCGACGATGTGGACATCACCAGCAACTTTGCCGACAAGCTGACCAATGCTCAGTGGCAGGTGGTCTGTTACGTGGGTGAGCAGTATGCCAACGCGCTTGATCCGCTCACCTATCCACACGACTGGAACCCAGAAGGATACCGGGGATGACCCCTGACGAAACCATTCTCGTGTGCGCCCACAAGTATTTGGGTGATGGCCTATATGCTGGCTGGGACGGCAACTATTGCTGGCTGATGGCTAATGTGAATGGCCAACTTCACGCACTTGCTATGGATCATCCAGCCTTCCTGGCGCTGTCGTCGTTCATCAAGGAAGTGAACAGTGGAAACGTGGAACCTAAGCGTTCTCCCAGGTAAAACACTTCTCTGCCACGAGGCTAAGGGTAGGATAGCCGGGCCAACTTGTGGCAACCCACTGATAGGAAAGGGATGGTAATGGCCTATTGGATCATCGAGTTCCAGCGGAATGCTCCGCCAGGAATTTCCAAAACCGCTCTGCGCGAGCACTACGGTCACCGGCGCGTGATCGTCACCGCGCCTGATCGGCCTGCCGCTGAGGACTTGGCCCGCCGGTATATGACCGCCCAGGTCGGCCACGAGGCACTCGGCACGGTCAACAGCGTGGAGGAACACGCGGCATGAGCGAGACCATCGAATACCCGCTGGGCATCGCGCCCACGCCGGGCGTGAACCTCAAGTGGGCGAACGGCGCCGTTGAGGGTGTGGCGATGCTAGAGAGCATCCGCCAGAGTGTCGAGCACAAGACTGTGCCGCTCATCCCCGGTCCCTACATCCGCTACATCCACAACTTTACGCTCGCAGCCTTCGCCGCCAAGTGGAATGGCCTCATCTGGATCAGCCCCGGCTGCCAGCTGATGGTGTGCACCATGGTGCCCGGCGACAGCAAGCGCATCGGCTTCCCCGGCATCAAGAGTTGGATTGGCGGCGGATGGATCGAGCGCGCGCCCATCAAGCTCCACAACCGGACGATCCCACTGCTGGTGGACGAGGAAGGTCTGCTCAAGAACCTTCAGGCCAACGTGGTCGCCAGCATCCTCTACCACAACAGCCACATCGCCGGTGAAGCCGTCATCCCGATTGGCAAGACGGGCTGGGGCTACTGATGCCCCGCCAGAGGCGCGCTGAGATTTTCCCGGTCACCGGTGTCTCGCGCGCCTCTCGCGGCACCACCCCACCAGGCATGACCCGGTTGACCGGGGCTGATCCTGAGGCAATCTCAGAGATTCAATCCATGGTCCTGGAGATATTTGCGGATTTGACCAATGCTGGTTATCCGCTTCAACAGGTGCTGCTGGCCATCTACCTTAGTGGCCTTCAACACGCAACATCCATCCTAGCCAAGAGAGGCACATCTGATGAACAACGCACGCCGCAAGGCTCTTGACGGCATCATCGCCAAGATCAATGGGGCCGTGGCCTCATTTGACGAGGCCAAGCCGATCCTCGATGAAATGCTGGAGAAGCTCAAGGAGGCTCAGCAGAAGGTGGGCGAGGCCAAGACTGAAATGGAGGAAGCCAAGAACGAGCTTGACGATGTCTCCAATGAAGAGCGCGAGACATTCGACAACATGCCTGAAGGGCTTCAGGCTGGTGAGCGCGGTCAGGCCATCGACGAAGCCGCCAACAACCTGGAGAGCGCCTGCGGTGAGCTTGATGACGCTATCAGCAGCGCCAGTGAAGCCGAGAACGCAATTGACTCGGCCATCGGCCTGATTGAGAGCGCCAAGGGCTGAGTGACTTCAGACGCTGGGCGGGGGAGGCTCCGTCCAGCGTGTGCTATCGCTGGTTTCAAGGTGCAACTATCCACCTTTGTGTCAGTAGCGGGTTCCGCTATAATAGGCGCGTTGGGGCAATCCAGCTCCCACAAAGGAGGTTCAGAATGGACCGTAGGGATGTGTATGATCCGCTGGTGGACCTTGAATACTGGTCCCTCAGCATGACGCCGATGGACGGTGGCGCTGGTAGCACGCGGATGCGCGAGAGTGAAATCCTCCCCTGGATACGCTCACGCAACGAGCGCGGCATCATCGTCGCCATCAAGTCATGCAACCGTGTGCCGATGAGCAGCTTCGGCAGGGCGAAGGGCAGTTTCATGGAGTTCTCCGAATGATCCGCCCACAATACTACGTGCTGCGCTCCACGTTCAAGGACGAAGTGATTGATGTGGAAGTGCTGTGCGCCGTCTCTGACGAAGCACTCGGCCACTGCATCATCATGATTGTCCCGGCTGACAGTTCTCAGATCGTGGAGCTATTCGCGCGTGCTGAGTTCACGCGCGATCTGGTGCCGGGCGAGGTCTGGCAGATGATCAACGAAACCAGGGTGCGAATGACGCCCCAGCAAACCAACGCGAAAGGATGGACGCCATGAGCGGCTTCTATGACGACAACTTCGGCCACTGGGAGGATATGAATGGCCCGGATGGCGAGGATAACCGGGCATTCTACCGTCAGGTTCAGCGCGAGAGCCGCTGGAAGAAGTGCAAGTCATGCGGCGCCCGCGTGAAGCTGCGCCCTGACTACTCCATCTGCAACAGCTGCGCTGACGCGGCAGAGCGCGGATGGGATTGCGGGTGATGATCCAGTGGTGCATCCAATATCATCCGATCAACTTCTATGTGAAGGACTATGCGCACCCCAGCGCGCCGCCACGTAGGATGTCGGGTGAACGCTTCATGATGGTGGGTGCCCTGAACGGCACCCACACCCGTTTCAACAGTCTTGAGGAAGCCGAGCGGTCTTTGAATGATCTGCTCAGCGCGTCTCTGAAAATGACCAGGGGCGAGTTCAACATCCTTATGGAGAGAAGCGAATGAGAAGCGACTGGATACGCGACGCACTGGGCGAATCAGTGCTTGAGAGGGCCAAGCGTCCAATGTTCCGCCAGGACAGGACGTTTGATGTGCGGGACTATTCACGCCCGGAGGATCGCGATGGGGATGAGTATTCGGTGCTCGCCTCCAACGTGACACACGACGAAGCCCGGCAGGTCGTCAAGGACTACAAGGGTGATGCCTCGCAGGTCAGCGTCCACGAGCACATCCCAGTATTCTGGTCGGCATGTATTGCGCTCGTTGAGCGCCACTATGGCGGCCCAGAGGAAGGTGGCTGGTGGTATGACAGCGTCACCGTGGACGATCCAGAGGCGATGCTGTTGACCAGCGAGGCTGGCGGCCCATGGGTCAGCAAGAGCGAAGATTTCATCTCACGGATTGCCACGCTGGTGAGCAAGATCATTGATGATGAAAAGCTCAACGATGTTGCCGCTTATGAAGGCGCCCAATACAGGGTGGAGATTTTTGAGGGCTATCCTCGCAACTATCCAACCCACAAGCCTCACTATGAATGATACCCTACTATAACACTTTGTGAGCGTTATGACTCAAGCTATACTCTAGGGGTCGGGCGATGGTGCCCTATCATCTAGGGGAATGGTTGTGAAGCGGAAGCAGAAGCGGTCAGGATGGTTAAAAGCGGCATCACTTCTACTTGACGTGTTCTGCTTCCTGCTTATGGCCACTATTCAAGTAACGGTTGCCGTGGTGGCAGTCACTCTCGGGTTGACCGGGAAATTCCTGCTGGGGAGCAAGATTGGATGAAGCGAGTTGTGATGATCTTCGGAAGGGGCAAACAGGCTCTGGAATTTGGGATGGATGTCGAGTTCATTCCAAGGAGAGGTGAGTATGCGGAGGCCAAGTATGGCGATAAGTTTTTGCGCGGCCATGTTACATCTGTGGCGCATAGCTTCAGTGAAGATGGCAACCACTACATCGAGGTGAGGGTGAAATGAGCGGGGTGGTCGCGGGCTTCCTTGGTGGTGTGGTTGGTGGGGTGGTTGTCATTGTCGTTGTGTTCGTCTGTTTTGTGGCCGTTCCATGGATCATCCAACAGATTGTCAACAAGGGATAGGAGGTCGCAATGCCGCTCACATGGGAGAGCCTGGGCGGGGGAGACTTCAGGGCACCAGTCCCAGGCGGATGGCTGTATCGGCGGGATGTTATGCAGGGCAGCAAAGCTGTCTCTGTCGGCCTGGCTTTCGTTCCATATGAGAAGTTGGCGATCATCGTCGATGGCAACAAGATAATGCCAATTGTCAAGATAAGTGGCGGCAATGATCTGCCATTTGACAGTAGTCACACTAGGTGAGAGGATATTTGTCGTGGCCAAGAAGGATAGAAGTGACGAGGTGTATGACCCAAATAGGTGGAGGAAACAAAACCTAGCTGTTGGCGATGAGCACTGGAATGAGGATAGAACTGCTTGGTGGTCAGATAGCCTGGGTTGGGTTCCACGCGAGCAAATGATCGCTGATGGCAACTATGTGAAGCGCCGATATGACCGGAAGGAAGAACACTCCATGATGGTTATGGGGTGCGTCCGTGAGTATCACGACTGGTCCATCTACGAGCTTGATTGTGACGGTAGAGCAAAGTATTTTGTCGGTCCAAAGAGCCGATGGAGAAGGGGTGACCTGATTTCAAACACTGATATGGAATACAGGGCACTTACGGCAGATGAATGTGATACGTGGATTGAGAATTTCAGGAATGGCAAGTGGGCATTCAGGGTGAATGGGCCACCCAGAGGATACGCTCGCAGATAGAGGATGAGGGCGGTGAGCCGGGTAGGGGTAGGGGAGGCGATTTAACACCCTCGCGCCACAGCGTAGCCACATGACGGCACGCTTGAAGGGGAGGGGGAGCTAGTAGGGTAGCGGGCTGGGTCCTGAACGTGGCGTCAAGCAGCAGAGCGCAGTGTTATTGTAGCGTAATGAGATGAACATCTACACAATCTGAATTTTTAGACACCAAGCCAGTAATAATTCATGGGTCCCTTTATATCGCGTGCGCGCATGTATCGGCCGCGACCCCCATTCTACATATCCCCTCGGTATAGTGATCGGCGAGACGCTGGTAGCGGTAACGTGGATTTCAGCGTGTTGTGGATGGTGGGTGAAGGTTTTGGATGACCGGGCAAAACATCCATTGAAATGGATCGTTGATGTGAAACATCCACTCAAATGTGGAGGATGGGTTGAAACATCCATTGAAATGGAAATGAGGCACAAAACATCCACTGAAATGGAAATTATGATAACCGGGGTGGGGTTTTGTGGTGTGCCTACGTTCCCGGCGTGCGAATTGGTCTCTATACTGTGGGCGTATATGGAGTGGGTCGCGCGCGCGTATAGGGCTGGGCTGTGTGCCCCGGTTAAATGTGTGTGCGTAGTCTGGACGGGTGGGTGTGTGGGGCGTGTTATGGCATTGATAAGATGGATGATATGTATGTTGTGGACATTGTGGGATGTGGCGTTTGTGAGGCTGTGCGAGGTGGGTGGTTGCCCACAACTTCACATCCACAAATCAGACGCCCATTAACGTGGAAGCAGTTAATCACAGCCCCAAGGTTAACTGATTTCCAGTTAATTTCACAGGAATGTTAACCTGATCCAAGCTATTTGGTGCTCATTTCAGAGCTTCACATCCCAGAACCCCAGACATTCACGCTCAAATGCTCAAACGGGCACTGACGATCTGATGCTCAAACACCTGCATGCTCAAACGGTCAGATGCTCAAACGGCAACTGAGGCTCTGAAACAAATGATGCTCAAACGCCAGCTGAGGCTCTGGGGGGTGAAGTGAAGCACTGAGGTTCTGAACAGCCACACGCACAAAAAAGGGGAGGGCCAGCCCATCGGCCAGCCCTCCCATCCCGTTACTTGGACGGGAACAGCTGCTCCAGCGTGGCGCCGCTGACGTAGATGGTGCCCACACCGTCACCGCTCACGGCATAGCCCATGCCGATTTCGGGGTGGTTCCCAATCCACTCACGCGCCCAGCGGGATGCGCCAGTCAGCGTCTTGAACTGGCGACGCTTCCTGACGTTGTCCACGCTCACATAGGTCACGGTGATCATACTTCCATCCTCTCTCAGTTGCGGGGCATGAGCCCCAGGTGGAGGGGAGGGCATCGCGCCCTCCCCCGGTCATCAGCACTCATCCTCCAGCAGCCTGGCAGCCTCAAGAGCGATCTCCTGAGTGTCATACCGGCGCTGGTAGGGGAGCAGGTGGGGCAGTGATTCACGGTTTGGGTTCCAGTGAGTCACCACCCATTTTCCGCTGTGCTCCCAGATGAACCACCGGTCCACCTGGGTCACGCTCGTTGTGGTCTTCACTCCCACCGCAGCACCTCACCCTTCTCACGCATCCAGCGCAGCTTCCTGACCAGGAAGGCATTCACCTGCGCCTTGGTGTCTCGGGCTTCCATCCACTCGCACAGCGCGAGGGCGGTGGCGGTCAGCAGGCACGTGGCGCTGCCGAGGATCATCAGGCTGTTCATATTCTCACCTCTTTGGGTTTGAGAGTGGGGAGGGCATCTCTGCCCTCCCCTGCCGATCAGCGGCGGCGTCCACGCGCCCTCTTGTTGGCGGTGGTCTCAGGAGCCGGCAGTGCCTTCGTCTCCTGGCTCTCCACGAGGCTGGTCTCGCTGCGGTTCAGCTCAACCTCAGCGATCGCATCGCGGCCATCGTCAGCGGCGATCACGACATCACCGCGATTGAGGCTCACGAAGCCCAGCGACCCATCCGGCACCGGCACGTTCTTGGCCGCGACGAATGAGCCATCCGCCTTGCGCTCCAGAGCCAGATACACGCAGGGCTTCGCGCCCTGGTGGAGAAACAGGCCGGAACGCACGGTGGCCGGATCATAGCCGAACTGGGGGTCAGCCTCGCTGGCGCGGCAGCGCGCGCTCAACGTGATCCAGTCGGCCAGACGCACCGGCTTGTTCTTCACGTCCAGGGTGAAGAGCGCGCTGGAGCGCGCACTACCCAGGCGCCGACGGTAGTTGCCACCCGTCCACATGACGTAGAGGTTGGCGTTGTCGCTGGACAGCCCAGAGCGGTCCAGGAAGGAGGTCAGTGCCGCCTCAGAGACGTGCTCAGGGCGACGATAACCACGGAAACCACGCATGACTTCTTCTCCTTGGGCCCATGGCCCGTTTGGGGTTGGATAGGATAGGCTAGGCTAATATACGCTTACGCTTAGTTAGGTTGCCCAGATACTTTTGGGCGTGGGCTAAACCAGACGCGCTGACTACCATAGAGACAGGCCCTCACCCCGTCCACGCCCAAGGGCATGGGGGTTACGCTCCCGCTCCGACCGCCAGCGCAGCCTAAGCCGCACATAGGAGGGGTGGGGGTGGGTGGCGCCTTTCTCGCCCTACCCACCGGCCTATCGCCCGCCTACCCAGAGAGTATGCCCTATCCCCAACTGAAAGGCTACCTACCTCTGGTAGTAATTCATTAAAAGTTGTTAATAATTCCATAACAATAGTGGGTGGGCTTGTGTTCTTTTATTTCGTGGAGGGCTGGCCTACGGGTTCTGTTATCCCCCACCGCAATTCTGCATCACTCCCAATATGGATACTATCCACCCTTATCCACGCACCCACACATCCATATTTTTGCACGGCACTCTACGCAAGGTCATTCATTACGCACCCAGAACAACGCACCCCACACCCAGCGCAATTTTATCCATATTCCCGACTTCTCGGTCACTAGCGGGGAGACTATATTTTCGGAACCGGCGATGTTCCATCCCGACGCGCTGGGAAACTACGCAAACTGGGGGGTGGGGCTGACTATGCACGACCCTCGCTCCACCCCCACTTTTTCATCCAGAGGCAACTTATGGCAGTGTATGTGGACAATGCAGCGATCCCATATGGCCTGATGAAGATGTGCCACATGGTTGCAGACACGGCACAAGAGCTTCACGAAATGGCCAACAAGCTCGGCATCAAGTTTGAGCACTATCACAATTACCACTACAACATCTGCCAGAGCAAGAGGCGCAAGGCAATTGAGCTTGGAGCGGTGAAGATCACGTTCAGGCAGGCGGTGCTGGTCAGAAGGGAGCTGGCAAAGAAAGAGGCTTCCCCGGTTTGCGCGATCACGCTACCCTACGCAAATGGCACGCCCCAAGAAAGCTGACATTGCGACGTTTGCGATCAAGCGCAAGCTGGAAGACATTCTGCGCGAGAACGGGGGAGGCCCCGGTCAACCCCTTGTTGTGAACCACTCCAAAAGTGGCAAGGAAGTGGTGAAGATAGCGCGCGGACCAGTGGTGACGGTGAGGCAGAATATTGTGCGCATCCAGGAGCAGGCAGACCCGTTTGGATTTTTGATTGCTGTGCAGACGGGTGCGCTCATACCTGTGTCGTTCGTCAATGAAGAAGGTGAGGTGGAGACGATCTATCAGGCCACGCCGCTGAAGGAGCGGATCGCTGTGGCGAAGTATCTGGCGGCGAAGATCATGCCGACGCTGTCTATCACTAAGCACGTGGTGGATGAGGGCAGCGGTGAAGAGGATGACCGGGGAGCATTTGACCCGGCGCGGCCTGGACAGCCTAGTTTCGCGCAGGTGGTGAATATGGCCGCGAGCAAGCGGCGGGCATCAACGGTAATTGAGGTGGTGGAAGAAGATGGCGGGCAGACCGAAGCGTGTGGTGCAGACGGCACCGATCAGCCAGGTGAGCCACCGGCAGGCTGACAAGCTCGCTGAGGCAATCGCCCACTGGGGCCAGAACCCAGTAGATGCTGTGAAGGATTGGTTTGGAGTGACTCCTGAGGACTATCAGGGGGAAATTCTGACTGATCTGTTTCGCAACTTCAACCGTGTGAGTGTGAAGTCGGGCCACGGCGTTGGTAAGACCACGGTGGAGGCGTGGGCGGGGTGGGTGTATTTGAACACGCGGGCGAATAGCCGCGTGGTGGCGACTGCTCCGACCCAAGCCCAGCTGAAGGACGTGCTGTGGCCTGAGATGGCGAAGTGGCATCAGATGATGCCGCAGGAGTTGCTGCAGCTGTGGGACATATCAGACACGCACATTCGGAACAAGCAGGCGCCAAAGACGTGGTTTGCTGTTTCGAGAACGTCCAACAAGCAGGAGAACCTGCAGGGCTTCCATGGAGACAACATTCTGGTGCTCTGTGACGAGGCATCTGGTGTGGCGATGCCGGTGTTTGAGGTGATCGAGGGCATTCTGACGAATGCCGATGAGCACGGCCAGGAGGCGAAGCTCCTGATGGCCGGCAACCCCACGCAGACGAATGGCGAGTTTTACAACAGCTTCCACAGCAACAAGATGCTGTATGCGCGGTTCACGATCAGCGGCGACGTGGAGTTGCCGAAGGACCGCAATGGTGGCAAGATATATGTCAGCCGCCGTGTGAGTGAGTCGTATCGGCAGACTATGGCGCGCAAGTATGGGAAGGACAGTCCCGTCTATGATGTGCGCGTTCGTGGGCTGTTCCCGACCAACGATGACCGGGTGGTGATTCCGATTGTGTGGGCAGAGCGCGCGCAGTATGTGCCGCTGCCGCACTTCGATCCTGTGGCTGATACCGTCCACCTGTGCATGGACGTTGCGCGATTTGGTGGTGACGAGACCACCCTGGGCATCTATCGTCGCGGGCACCAGCTGGCGCTGAAGGCGTGGCCGCGCACCAGCACAAACGAGTGCGTGGACATTCTCCTGGAATACGCCCGGTCAATTCAATCTGACGGGCTGATACTTGGCCGGGTGATCATCGACGAGCCGGGTGTGGGCGGCGGCGTGGTGGACCAGGCGCGGCGAGCTAATCTGGCGGTCAGACCATACAATGGCGGCGGCAGCGTTAGTGCCGAGAATGGCGACCCAGAGGAAGACATCAGAATGTTTGCCACGCGGCGCAGTCGTGACTGGTGGTATCTGCGGCGCATTCTGGAGAGGGGCAGAACCCATATTGTGGAGGATGAGACGCTCATCAACCAGTTGTCCAGCGTGCGGTATGAATACAACGAGCGTGAGAAGATACTTGTGGAGAGTAAGCGCAAGATGCGCGAGAGGCTGGGTGAAGACGCCAGCCCTGACCGGGCAGATAATCTGGTGATGGGGCTTGCGCCATATTATTCCATCCCAAATGCCCTTGCTCTTGAATCACTTGACGTTACCAATGCGATCAGCTATGGTCGCCTGCGGCCTACTGCTGAGCAGGATTTCAGGGATTTCGCATGAGCACGATCCGTGAGCGCATCGCTGAGGCATATCGGGCCATAGTTGGCCGTCCACGGGCTATTGAGCAAGAGCTCACTGTGGCGACTATGGGCCAGCTCACCAGCTGGCCTGGCCCGTTCACCATGGTGCGCAAGGGTGACCGGTTTGAGCTGGTCAGTCCAGATGATCTGCTCGCGCGCTCCGGTTATCGCATCTATCGCGAAATGGTGGCGGATGATACCGTCAAAGCCTGCTTGGCCTTCAAGAAGTTGCTCGTTCATGGTCGTGCCTGGGAGATCACTCCGGCAGGAGACAAGGATGCGAGTGAAGAGCAGAAGAAGCAGGCGCAATTTGTGCAAGACGCACTCCATGAGATTAGCTGGAACCGCATCATGCGCGAAATGCTCAGCGCGCTTGACTATGGTTTCAGCGCCGGTGAGCTTATTTGGGAAGCGCAAGAGTTCAAGGAGTATGGCCTCAAGGTCGTGCTCAAGGATGTGAAGCATCGCGATCCAGAGTTCATTCGCATTGATGTGGATCGCCACAGCAACATCATTGGGTTCCGGCAGATCAGTGGCTTCGCGCCACACGAGATTGAGCTGCCGCCAGAGAAGGTGATGCACTTCCAGTATGGTGGCCTGTTCGGGAACCACTATGGCATTCCTGATCTTCGTGCCGCCTACAGGGCTTGGTGGAGCAAGAAGTTCATCACCCAGTTTTGGAACGTGTTTCTGGAGCGTTTCGGCTCGCCACTCATGATGATGAAGTATCCGATTGGCGCCAGTCAGACGCTGAAGGACTCACTCCAAGACATCCTCCGCACACTGTCCACGCGCAGTGACATCCTTGTGCCGGAAGGGGTGGAGGTTGATCTCATAGAAGCTACGCGCGCGGGAACGGCGCAATATGGGGATGCGCTCACCTATTGCGATGTGGGCATTTCTCGGGCGCTGCTCCTGCCGGCGCTGCTGGGCATGGGCGTGGACGTGAAGCGTGGCAGTGACAGCCAGAGCAGGCTTCATTTGCGAGTGCTTATGAAGGTTGCTGGTGACATCTGCAATGATCTGGAACACATTTTCAACGCCAAGGTGGTCAAGCCGCTTGTGGACATGAACTTCCCGAATGTGACGGACTTCCCCCGGTTCGTGTTCCGTGACTATGGTGAATACGAGGCAATTGAGATTGCCGACAGCATGATCAACATGTTCAACGCTGGCATCCTTGATGCTGACCAGAATGACGTCAACTATATGCGCTCCATCCTCGGTGCGCCAATGCGTGACGAAGGTGACGAGGATGAGGTTAATCGTCCACAACCGACCCCACTTGGCACTGGCCCAGGCGCAGGAATAGCCAATGAAATGGGGCTTGGAGCGGGTAAGAACAACAACCGGGCAACTAAGGGACCAGCCAAAGCAAAAACTACGAAAATGACCTGAAAAAACTCTTTACGGGCAAATTTTTCGCGTTTAGCTTCACAAACCATGCCAGGGACCATTCAGCGTCTGGAGATATTTGGAGCGGGCACTTGGACGCCCGCCAGTGGTCAGAAGGTGACTGTGACTGAGGGCCACCTGGATGAAATGGTGGCAAACTTCTACGCGCTGAATGGCACGAACATTGTCAAGCCGCATCTCAAGCTTGGTCATACGGATGCGCAGAAGTGGTTCGGTCAGAAGGTTGGCATTCCAACCCTTGGCTGGATCAGCAGGATTTGGAGGGAGGGGGCAAAACTTTTTGCGGACATCGACAGCGTCCCAGAGGCACTCCTGGACTTGTTCAGGCAGGGACGTTATCATAACGTGTCGAGTGAGGTGTTCTCGCCAGGGCAGATTGAGCATGATGGCAAGAAGTTTGGCCACGTTCTCTCTGCCGTTGCGATCCTTGGCACTGAGATGCCCGCAGTCAAGGATTTGGCAGGGCTTGCTGCGGCTCTGTATGGGCAGCAGTTCAGCAGCGAGACCAAGCAGGAACCGGTCATCTTCAACCAAGCCAACGGAGTGGCAATGTTCACGCAGGAGCAAGTTGACACGCTGATCGCAGCGGCGGTCAACAAGGCGAATGAGGCCATCAGGGCCGAATTTGCCACGAGGATTTCTGACCTGGGTGCTCAGGTCACGACGCTGACTGCCCGCGCGGAAGCGGCGGAAGGCAAGCTCAACACGCAGGCGGCAGAGTTTGCGCAGCGTGAGGCGGTCAACCTGGTGGATCAGGCCATCAAGGATGGCAAGCTTCTGCCCAAGCAGAAGGATTTGGCCCTTGCCTTCATGTCCGGCATGAAGGGAACGGTGAACTTTGGCGGCGCCGAAAAGACGCCAGCCCAGCTGTTCGCTGACTTCATCGGCCTGGCCGGGAAGCAGGTGGACACCACCGAACGTGGCAGCGGCAAGGAGGGCAGCCGCGACGTGAGGCAGTTTGCCACGGCAGGCCACGAAGTGGACGCCAAGGTGAACGAGGCCATTTCGGCCAGTGGCGGAAAGCTCGGCTATGCTGAAGCCATGAAGAAGGTTCTTGACGGTGATGCTGATCTGGCATCCCGCTACATCAAGGGGGAGTGATCGGCAATGGCCTGGAACCTGAATGAGCGGTCTATCGCGCTCAAGGCACTCGCCTCTTTGGAGGGGATGCAGTATCGCATCGTGGAATTGGCCACGAGTGAGCCGAATGCCTGCAACCCTGCGGCGGGGCGGGGTGGCTTCGGCGTTCTGCAGAATGAGCCTCGCATCAACGAGGCGGCAACGGTCGTTGTGAATGGAGAGGTGCGATGCCGTGCGGGCGCTGCCATCGCCATCGGCGCACCGATCACCACGGCGACCAGCGCAACTGGGGGACCGGGGTGGGCAACAACGATCACGAGCGGGATGACCGGCCCGGTTTCCATGCTCGGGGTTGCCCGCACTTCGGCGGCGAGTGGTTCACTGTTCACCCTGGACATGAGCCGGCGCCAGATCATCTATCCGAACAGTGCCGGCATAATCGGCGGCGTATAAGGAGCGACCAAGCATGACTGTCCCTTCCACTGGCCGCACGCTCCACGTTGACGTGCCGCTGTCCAACATTCTGGTCAACCGTCGCCCTTCGGGCTTCATCGCTGACCAGTTCATCCCGGTGACACCCGTCTCCAAGCAGTCGGACATGTATTACAAATTCCGATATGGGGAGTGGGCACGTTTCGAGGCGGGCATGACGCTTCGTGCGCCGCGCACCGAGCCGCGCAAGGTCCACTTCTCGGTGGCCAGCGACACCTACTTCGCGCCCAACTACGCTCTGGGCACGGACTGGTCGGTGGAGGATGAGGTCAACGCTGACGCCATCCTCAACTGGGCGAACAACCACGGCGTGTTCCTCATGGACCGTCTGATGATGGACTATGAGTTCCGTCTGGCAACGCTGGCCGTCAACACCAGCAACGTTCGGACGGTCACGCAGGTGGGCTGCGCATGGACGCTGGCACAGGCGCCGATCTGGACCCAGATGCTCGGCTACAAGGAAGATTTCAGGCGGGCAACTGGGATGGTTCCGAACACGCTGATCGTGCCGGAAGCGATCAAGCGCCACATCAACGTCAACTCGCAGATGGTGTCGGTGCTGTTCGGTGACCGTGGCGGGGTGCCTTCGATCCAGCAGCTGGCTGGGTTGCTGGAAATCCCGAATGTGCTGATCCCGCAGGTGCAGGCGAATACTTTTGCCGAACAGGAAACTGTCAACGGCAGCTTCACCCTCACCGATGTCTGGGGCACGGACAACATCTGGCTCGCCCACACCAAGACGCTGGCGGGGCAGATGACCGACACGTGGATCAACGCCTTCCGCTGGACCAACCCGGCACTCGGTGTGCCGATGGCCGCTGAACGCTTCCCGTTTGACCCGAAGCGGAAGTGCTACGACATGCAGGTTGGATACTATCAGGGGGAGAAGGTCGTCTCCACTGACCTGGCGATGAGGATCATCGTCACTTCCACCTGATCGTGACGACCTGACGTGAGAGGGCACACTCGCGTCAGGTTGACCAATCCCGGCTCCGGCATGGGAGCGGCGGGCGGTTGGCCAGGTCATGTGCCCTGACCGGGCTGATCGCCCGTTTGCATTGAGGGCACAAAAGTGGACATTCGCGAAATTGTGATCGTGGCACCTGGTATGCCGTTTGCGGCAACCACGCTGGAACACAAGTCACTTGGCGGCAGTGAGACAGCCGCTCTCTCCCTGGCAAAAGCACTTCAGCAGCGCGGGCACCTTGTGACCGTGTTCTGTGTTCTGCCGCACAAAGGCTCGCCGGATTACATTGGCGAAGGTGGAGGGTTGGACGTTGACGGTGTGCGCTACGTCAGCATCAACCAGTATGGTCCGTTCATCTCAACAACTGAGGTGGACCTGCTCATCGTCCAGCGCAGCCCTGAGCTGCTGCAGGTCAACCATCAGGCTCGCAAGGCGGTTCTGTGGTGCCATGATCTGGCCACGTATTACGGGCCATCTCAGGCCGTCCAAGGCGTCGGCTTCAACTTCGATGAGATTTGGTGCGTGTCCCACTGGCACGCCGACCAGTATTCCAAGGTGACCGGGTATCCGCGCGAATACGTCAAGGTGCTCCGCAACGCGATCACGTCGCAAGAGATCATGCCTCTCGGCATGAAGGATAACAAGCAGCTTATATATGCTGCTCGTCCAGAGCGCGGCCTGGAGGCTCTTGTGCGGCCTGGCGGCATCATGAGCCGTCTGCCCGAATTCAAGCTGAACATCAGCATGTATGAAAACTATCCAGAGCACATGCAGGATTACTACGCGCAATTGTTTGCCTGGGCAAATGCTTTGCCCAACGTCAAGGTCTGGGGCAACCTGACGCAGCTTCAGCTTCGGCAGCTGATGGACGATTGTGGTGGGTATGCCTACCCGACGGCATTTGAGGAGACCAGCTGCATCCTGGCACAAGAGTGCATGGAGCGCGCGTGTGTCTTCATGGCCACCGAGAAGGGTGCTCTGCCAGAAACGCTTGGCGAGTATGGCACATTTTTCAACTCTGGCGAATTGGAATACGGAAGCGATGAATTTTGCGAAGAATTTGCACAATTTGTGCGAAGCACCATGGAAGTGGCTGAGGGGCTGCAATACGCCATCAAGGCGCGCTGGATGCCGCGCTATTGGGCGCAGGCTGCGCAGGAAGTGGAGGAAATGCTTTCCCCGGTCCCGGTCACTGCGGACAGTCTGATCTGGTCGCTTGTTGAAGACAGCGATATCATCCCGGCAATTGAGTTGCTCGCTTCGACCACGAGCAAGACTGATTACCAGCTGTGGATGGCCACCCAGCTGAGGCGGCTCTATCCATACCTGTATGGCGACTGCACGTTTGCCAACTACTATGAGAATTACTTTGTGCGGGAAGATAAGAAGGGTGCTCGTCAGCGCCGTTCAATGGTTGGCAACCCGCGTTTCGAGGCGATTGCTCAGGAAGTCTCAATGACTCCGCCAGGCGCCACAATTCTCGATTATGGATGCGCAGAGGGCGTGATCATCCTTGATCTGGCAGAACGCTTCCCTGATCGGAATTTCATCGGCATTGATTTTGCCGATAGCAATATCCATCTGTGTCGGAAGTATGCTGATGAGATGGACCTGAAGAATGTTGACTTTTATCACGGCTCAACTGATAATTGGCCAAGCGTTCAGTATGCTGATGCAGTGATCTGCTCGGAAGTGCTGGAGCATGTTGAGAAGCCGTGGGAGGTAATTGGCTTCCTTGAGAAGCAGATTGCTGTTGGCGGTCGCGTCATCATCACTGTGCCGATGGGTCCTTGGGAGGCGCTTGGCCTCTATGACAAGGAGCAATTCAACTGGCGCGCCCATATCTGGCACATCAACAAGTGGATGCTTCGGCAGATGTTTGCCGACAAGAAGGACTGCCGCATGCAGTCGCTGCCTCATGGGCACGCGCCTGATGGACGGGCGATTGGGCACACCACATTCTCCTATGAGGCAGATCACAAGGCGCCGCACCCTGTTGATCCGCTCCAGAAGGCGATGAGGCATCGCTCCCGCGAGACTGTGACCGCGGCCATCATTGTGGACAATGCTGACACCCTTTCCAAGACGCTCAACAGCATTGGCAAGGAAGTCCAGGTGGTCGAGCTTGTGATCAGCGGGGACGATTACCACTGCGATCAGGTGGTGAGGAAGTTCATGGCCAATCACCCCTGGGTGTTTGTCCGCAAGCGCGATGGGAAGATACTCAGCCCCGGCGTCTGGGGCTTCGATGATGCCCGGAACATGTCTGTTGAGCGGGCAACTTCTGACTGGGTGCTCTGGATTGACGCGGACGAATGGCTGTCTGGAAGCTTCAGGAAGTTTCTCAGGCGGAATGCCTTTGACGCTTACGCGATCCACCAGCACCACTTCACCTGCGATCCGCGTGGGGCGCCCACGCAGATGGACAAGCCTGCTCGGCTCTATCGCACAAATCGTGGCTTCAAGTTTTATGGGAAGGTCCACGAGCATGCCGAGAAGGGCTTCAACGGTGGCCCCGGTTTCTGCTTCATCCTCCCTGATGTGGACATTGGACACTCGGGATATGTGAACGAGAATGTGCGCAAGGATCGCTTCATGCGCAACTTCCCGTTCTTGGAGTGGGATCGCGAGGTCAATCCTGACAGGAACATTGGCAAATTCTTGTGGCTCCGCGACATCATCCACCGCATGCGCTATTTGGCGAGCACTGGCCAGCCTCAACAAGCTAGACTTCTTGCGCTGGATGGCGTAGCTTTCTACAAGGAGCACTGGTCAACCTGGGACAAGGTTGGAATGGGCGGGGAGCAGGCCATCCAATACTACAGTGAGGCTCTCGCTTTCATGGGCAGAGGGTTGCCTGTCCAACTCCAGTTGAAGGTTGGAGAGGCGCCAACCATGATCCAGGGCATCTTCGACAATGAAGATGAGGTGCTCAATGTGATTCGCACCCATCTCAAGGGGCAGTATGACCGGAAACGGTCAGGATATTGGCAATGAGGTGGTAGCATGGCATATGCCTCTTTGAGCGATGTCTTTGTCCGGTATCGCCCGATCACCACGATGGTCGGGACAGCCGGTTACACTGTGACCTCGCTTGAAGTGTCATCTGTGTTTATCTGGCAATCAGAGGCTTATGTGGACGCTTGGCTGGCGCGGCGATATGCTGTGCCACTTGCGGTCGTCAACCCTCTGATCACCCAGGTTACAGCAGACTTGGCGATCTTCCACATGCTTGCCGAGAAGCTTCCTGATGTGCCAGAGTTTATCCTGCAGCGCAAGGAACGTTGTGACGCCATCCTGAAAATGCTTGCTGATGGCGACATGGTCATTGCTTCGGCAACCCTGGCGAGCAGCGCCAATGGCAGCGACTATGCTTGGAGCGCCAACCGGGGCTATGATCCAATCTTCTCGCCTGTGCTTCGTGACATCAATCAGCGGGCAGACCCGGATCGCCAAGAAGCGGATTATGACGCTCGTTGGCCAGGTGATACTGACAGCAATGGTTAGCAGCGTCACAGTTGACTTTGCGCCAATTCAAGGGGCAATTCGTCGCCTCTCGCGCTACATCTATGACGATGCGCGGTTGATGGACAACATTGGTCGTGTGCTTCGTGACTATGTCCGTCAGACTATTGCAAGCAGTGGCCGGAAGCGCCCATATGCGCCTCTTTCTTGGTGGACAACTCAGCGGACTGGCAGACGTAAGCCGCTCAGCACCATACCAAGGCGCATATCATACTCGGCAGATAAGACTACGGCAACTGTGTTCTATCGTGGCGATCAGACCAACTGGTCAATCAATGCGCACCACACAGGCTACAAGATACCTGCCAGAAAGAATGTGCTGATGGCAGTGCCTCTGGCAAGAGGGGGAGCAATCTTTTTCCACAACGCCAGAGCAACAAGAGTGCCTGCCCGCGAGATTTGGCCGACTCAGAAGGAAGTTGCCACTGTTGTTTCGCATATGGTGAATAATTGGATTAAGGAAGGGGTCAGGAAGACATGGCGTCCCTAGACTATGCGCAGATACAGGATGACCTGGCAACCCTTCTTCGCGCCAACGTCACTGAGGCGGCATCCGTTTGGGTAGAGGGTATGGAGCGGGAGACTGGCAACATTGCGCACATGCCGCTCCTGAATGTCCGGCTCAATGAAAGCTCGGAAGAATTGACGAACATCCCTGATGGGACCCTGGAAAGGCTGATTATTTTTGTGGATGTTGTCTCTTTCAGCTTTGAAACTTTCAAGGAAGCGGCTAGACTTCGTGACGTTGTGCTCAAGAGGGCAAAGGAAGTTTGCAGAGCCAATCGGATGTTCACGGCAGGCATTTTGACATCCTCGGTTCAGGGGAACACGTCATTTGGCGCTGCCGCAGTTTCTGAGGGTAAAGGGCACGTTGCGCTTGCTACGTTCACTGTGATGGTGGACGCATATGTCACATGATGGAGGCTTGAATGCCGGCAGGTAGCGGTGGCCAGATTGCCCTTATGGCTGTTGGGAGCTTGTTCACCTCCCCAAGCAGCAGCCAGATAGCTGGCAACGCAAGGTGGACGAATTTCGTCAGTGAGGCGGTCGAGCACACCCTTGGTGAGCTTGAGGAAGGCGCCATCACTGGCTACAAGGCGGCACCGCCAAGCTACAAGGGCTTGGACAGCGGGGCTGGTGAAATCCAGCTTGAGCCGAACCCGAATGCCCTTGGGCACTTCCTGTATGGCGTGTTTGGACAGTGCAACAGCTCAGTCCTGACCGACCCCGGTTCATGGGGTGCCAACAGCGGCAACTCCTTCAACCTGCCAACTGGCTATGGCTCATTGGCTCGTGGCGTTTACGACCACATCTTTTCGCCGAAGCAGACCGCATACGATGAGCGGACGTATCTGCCGCCATACTCGCTGCTGATTTATCGCGATGTCGGCAGCATGATGATCTACAATGGCACGGTGTTCACCGGCATTGAGTTCAACATCCAAGCTGGCCAGCTTGCCAAGTCCACTGTGTCGGTCATGGCACGCGATGTGGCCATGTTCGAGCGGATCAGCAGTGTTTCTGCCCTACGCAATCCGGGCGGCAAGCCTTGGGTCTGGGACATGGCCAGCATCCAGATGGGACCGGGTGTGAACAGCCTGGCTTCGTTCGACAAGTTTGAGCAGTTGACGGTCAAGTATGAGACGCCAATCGAGGGTGTTGTTCTTCTGGATGGCACCAAGAAGTATGGTGAATTCCAGACGAACGGCTTCCAGCGCGTCTCGTTGAACGGCACGATGACGTTCCGCAACTTTGACGAGTATCTGCTGTTCCGCGATTACAACAACAGGTTCTTCCGCGCCACGCTCACGCACGTGGCGAGCGACATGATCATCGGCAATCCTTCCAGCGCCCACTACTTCCAGCTGGCAATTGATGTGCCGGAGTTCAAGTTCACCAAGTGGAATGCGCCAATCCAAGGGCCGAACCGTTTGACGGTTCAGTTCACGGGCAAGGGCGAATTCAACGTTGCCAGCCTCTACAACTTCCAGGCTCGCCTGCGCAACACCTGGCGGGAGGGATATGGCACCTATCCGTAATGAATAGACAGCAACGCAGAAGGATTGGGCACAAGATGCGTCACACGTTTTCGCGCAAGATCAGGTTCACACCTGATTGGAACGGCAATTCCAAGCTTCCAGAAGCTGATCAGGTTTGGGTGCTTCTCCAGCCACTCAAGATTGATGACCTGCTCAGCCTGATGGATAGCCTCGGCGGCTTGAAGTCTGACAGCCAGATCACGACCAGCGAAATGATGCGAGTGGTGGTCCAGTGCAAGGACATTCTCCCCAAGTATGTGGAGCTCAACAATCTGGAAGATGCTGACGGGAAGGTCACCATCCAGAGCCTGATCGAATATCCGGCATACCTTCCCCTGGCGATGGAGATACTGATGAAGTGTGCCTCTATCTCCATCCCGAGTGAGGTGGCGGAGGGAAACTCAGAAAAGCTGCTCGTCTGATGGTGACAGTCCCTGGCAGCAATGCTGGTGGACTTGAGACAGAGCAGCGACTGTGCGGATACTATGTGGCATGGTTCTTTAAGTGCTACATGGCAACTGAGACGGGCTGGTGGCCCCGGTCAACTCCTGACGGCAGGTCAATTGCCGATCAGGACAGTTATCTCTGGCGGGCACTTGAAGTGGTTGCTCAAGTCATGAATGAGATGAGAGCAGAAGACATTGCTCGTTCGGGGAAAAGCTGAAGAATGTCCGGTGCTATCACTCCAGGTGGCGGAGGCATACCGCTAGGCGGTCTTGGCGGCGGCGGTGTTGGCGCTGGTGGCGGCGGTCCCACCGTCACAGGTGGCATCCATATCCGCCTTCATCATGCCCATGCAATAAGTGGGCTTTCTTCTCTAAGTGTCGCGTTCCATGGTCTCTCTGGACAGCTGAGAGACCTTGATCTCCAATTCAGAACATTTGACCGCATCCTCCAGTATATGGCGGCGGGCGCGCTTGCTGGCGCAATTGCCCAGTTTGTCCGCATGTCGTCTGAGCTTGAGCTTCTTGCCATTAGGATGCTCACAGTAGAGGGCACGTTTGCTCAGGCAAATACCCGAATTGATCAACTCGTTACTATTGCTGGTAGGGCACCATTCTCTCTCCAGGCAATCACTGATGCCTTTATCCGACTGAAGACATCGGGCATTGAGCCGATTACCGGGACGGATGGGAGTGGTCCGCTCCAGGCAATTATTGATGGTTTGGCCGCCTTTGGAGGATCGGAGCAACAGCTTCAGCGCACTGCCTTGGCGCTGCAGCAGATGGCGAGCAAGGGCGTCGTCTCGCTTGAAGAGCTTCGCCAGCAACTTGGTGACGCGCTTCCAAATGCTCTGCAGCTGATGGCTGAAGGGCTTGGCATGACCACTGCCAGGCTCATATCTGAAATCAGCAAAGGCAACGTTTCTGCGAGAGAAGGCATTGATGCCCTCATCCGAGTGCTTCAGGAGAAGTATGGCGGGGCAAGTGAGCTTCTAAGTGCGACCATGTCTGGTGCCATGCGCCAGATCAGGACTGAAATCAATCGCACGTCTCTGGAGCTTCAGCGTGCCGGGTTCTTTGACGTTCTCACTGCCGGTCTGCGAATTGTCAGGGACCAGCTCAAGACATTCAATGATGGGCTTAGGGAGACTGCTCAAGGAGCACTAAGTGCCTTCTTCAACTTCATCAATGCAAATGCCGAAGGAATTGCGCGGTTTGGCTCTACTCTGGCCAACTTTGGCAGCGCCATAGCTGCTGTTGTCACAGGCATATTCTCTGCTCTAAGCGAATTGCCGCCAGAGGCGCTTGCTGGTGGCATTCTTGGCTACATTCTGTTTGGTCGGATCGGCTTGATAGTCGGCGCCTATGCCGGCATCATGAGTGAAACTGTCGAGTTTCTTGGGCAGGCAATTGGGTCCATAATTGGCTTCCTTGGCAGTGTTGCCGGGACCGTAGGCGTTGAGACTGCTCAGCTTGCGGCATTTGGCATTCTTGGCATACTGCTGTTTGGCAAGATAGGCATATGGGCCGTTGTTGCCATCGGCATTGCTGACCAGATTGTTGGCCACCTTAGAAGGTTGATCGCTGAATTTGTTGCCACTGCCGTTCAAACTGCGGCATACTTGCGCGAGATTTTCTCCGGCAATTTCAGTGGCGCTGGAGACGCTGGCCGGTTTGCTTATGACGATTTTCTGCGTCGTCATGCCAATGCGCCGAACCAGACTTTTGGCAGCATAAATATGACTCCACTCCAGGAGTTGATGCCTGGGAGCGGAGGTGGAAGTCAAGCAACAACGCAGCAAGCTGAAGGCGTTCGTCGCTTCAACGCTTCGATCCAAGAAAGCATTCGTTTGCTGCGTGAGTCGCGCGCAGCATTTGAGAACCGCTTTGGCACAGCCAATGCGCCGTCTGGCCTGACGACAACTGAACAGCAAGCTGTTGAACGTCTCAACCGCTCCTACCGGTCAATGGAGGATCGTCTCGCGTCACTTACTGGGCGCGAGATTGACGGCTTCCTTAATGCTCGGCGTCGTGAGCTTCAGGAGCTTAATGGCGTAATTGAGGGTGTGTCCGCAAGAGCGCAAGCTGCCATGACTGCTGGCAGAACCCAAGAGGCTGAGCAGCTCAACCGCGAGCTTGAAACACTTCGCGGGCAGGCAAGAACGTTTGAAGAGATTA